CGTGCGCTCCAGAAGGAGACGTATTTAAATTTGAGGGCTGAGTTATGGTTTAAGGTGAAGTCGTGGTTAGAGGGTATGGATGTTAAGCTGCCCCGCGACGATGCGTTGTGGGCTGAGCTTGCGGCGCCACGTTATCATTTTACAAGCTCAGGAAAGATGCAAGTTGAGAGCAAGGAGGCAATGAAAAAGAGAGGCGTTGCCTCTCCTGACAGGGCTGATGCTGTCGCGTTGTGCTTAGCTAACGTTCACACGACAATGGCGTATGGATCGAGCGCCACAAGTTCTTGGAGTAAGCCCTTGCGACGCGAGATCCGAGGTATTGTTTAGGCTTCTGCTTCTCTCTCCTTCTCCTTTTGTTCGAAATACTTTTTTACGAATCAATTTATACAAATTGAAAAAATGATTCTTTCCTGTCAGACTGAGCTTAGCGGTTTTTCCCTTCCTTTTTCCGCTAGAGCATCGATAATATAAGATGCTCCCCCACGCGTATCCTCTCTCTAACGCGTGGGGTTTATTTTGTTATAAAATTCTGTATTATGTGGCCATACATTTATGGAGGATTTTATTATGCCTATGGGTAAAGGAACTTATGGAAGTAAAAAAGGCAGACCGCCTAAGAAGGGCGGTAAGAAAAAATAATGGCTAAAGGCGTAAAGCATTATTTCCGAGATGGAACTGAGCATAAAGGCGGTATGCACAAAATGGCTAATGGTCAGCTTCATACCGGAAAGACGCATACTAAAAATAGTAAGCGCCTTTTCCATTTTAGCGAATTAAGTAAAACTGCAAAAAAAATAGCTAGAAAGAAAGGTAAATAATTATGCCTAAGAAACGCGGCCTCTATGCCAATATCCATGCTAAACGTGAACGTATCAAACGTCAGAAAGCAGCCGGTAAAAAACCTGAGCGTATGCGTAAGGTTGGCTCTAAAGGCGCTCCAACTGCTAAAGCTTTTAGAAAAGCGGCAAAAACTGTAAAGAGGAAAAAATAATGGTATTAGGTTTATTAGGGGGCGCAGCTAAGGGGATCGGTAGAGATCTTGCAATGGGTTTTGGCGTCAGTGAAAGAGACGAAGACTATTTTAATAGGACAAGAGAAACCTTACGGCGTCAGTACGGAGACGCAAGAGCTGATTTATATGACAAGCAAACAGCCGCTCAAAGAGCTGCGGCTCCAAGAGGTAGAGTTAAAAATCCAAAACGTTCAGAAAAAGGTATACTTGGAACTATTTTTGAAGATTTAACTTTAGGACTTCCAAATCGAGGCAGATCGACAAGATCTACAGGTAGAAGCTCTAGTCCTAATATGTCTTCTTCTTTAAGGCCGAAAATCCGTCCAATGATGGGGGTTCCTCAAAGTGCAGATCTTATAGATTTTCCTTTAGTTAATATGCAAAGAAGAATGAGCGGTATAACGCCTTTAGAAAGAGATGCTCTAGGTGGATACGGAGATTTTTCTATTTCCCCTATGAACAGATTTGATATTGAGCCAGATCAAGGCATAACTGGTGTCGGTGACCCAGTACCAGTTACTTCTGGGTTAATTCCAAATATACCAACTATTGAAGATTTTCTAGATGCTTTAGGCGTTGAAGACACACTTGAAAACAGAAAAATGTTTGCGACAGCCTACGTTGAGTCTATGGGCGGTTATTAGTGCCGACTAAGAAACGCAAAAAGGGTCCAAGCCTATCTGTTGGCCGAGGTGAGAAACTTTCGGTTAAGCGTGGAGGCGGTTTAACTGCCAAGGGACGCGCTAAATATAATCGGGCAACCGGATCAAATCTCAAGGCTCCGGCGCCTAACCCTAAGACTAAAAAAGACAAAGCTCGAAAGAAATCTTTTTGCGCTCGAAGCCGTGGTTGGACGGGCGAAAGAGGTAAAGCAGCTCGAAGACGTTGGAAGTGCTAAATGAATATTCTTGACTACGTTATGGCAAATCCAAATACGAATATTGCGCGTCAGTACGGCGTGCAGCCTGTTAACGTAAATACGGATATGACTTTTCGAGATCTAGGCTTGCTCGGCTTATCGATGACGCCTATTGTCGGCGATGCTATGGCAGCTAAAGAAGCCTACGACGAGCTATCAAAAGCAAACCCCAACTATCTAGCCGGAGGTTTACTTGCCGGTGCAGCGCTTGCCGGAGCTGTTCCGTTTGTCGGAGATGTTGCCGCTCAGCCTCTCAGAGCTGCGGGACGTAAAGTAGCTCAGAGATTAAATCAGCGTGGATCAATGCCCACGACTTATAGCAACCCGATTTTTACGAGAAAGCCTAAACCTCCCACAAAGGAGGATAGCCCTATGGTTGCTCATCACAATATAAATTTAAGGGGGTTAGAGCTTTCAAGTCAATCAGGCGGGACTCCTATGCCCTCCATAGCAATATCCAACGCAAAATTTCCTATGGAAGATTTTGGAGATATAAGCTTACTTCTTAATCCCTCTAAAGTTTCACCTAGTTCTAGTTTCCCAGTTTATAAGGCTGACGCTTACACGGGAAGACAGCCAAGAGCTTTTAAAAGTTTTGCTAATGAAGCAGAATCTAGAAAAAAATTAAGAGAAGACCCTACGTTTGGTCATATGGGTTCTTCTTGGTTAGATAGTACCAATAATTTTGAAGATGCGAATTATATGATGAAGGTTGCCCAATACGGCCACAAAAATAAATTGTCTAACCCAAAAGATTTTGACAGTATGAGAGATTACTTCAGTTCGGTTGAAGTAAAGATGGGAATGGATAGATACGATCGAGACACCTTTAAAAACATAAAAGGTTTAGAAGAGTATGGGTCTGTTAATTATATGATAGACCCAGAGGAATTATTTACTCCTGCGGGAATTAGAAGAGATCCAAAGCGTTATACTGCCGAAGAAGCTTTAAAAAGAATGAAAAAGAAAAAATCTTATAAAGCGGGTTTTGAAAGTGTTGATAGATTTGGTGGAGGAGAGGCTAGGGCTTTATTGTCTTCTCCATTTAAAAGTAAAAAAGAAATAGAAAAAAGCAGAGGGTTATTAATAGAGGACGCTAATGAGTTAGTTGATGTTAAGGGGCCATTTAGCTCAAAAGTGCAAGACGGATTAGAAGATTTGCATGAAGAATTTTCAAAATTAAAACCATATGATGGAATAAACACTTTTAGAACAACAGAGGCTTATATATCAGATCTTGCAAGAGGGGCTGATACTTCTTGGGCAGATGCTACTCCTAAAATCAAAGAAAAAGCTTTAAAAATATTAGAAGATTTAAGAAAAGAAGTTGTTGATATGCCTACTCACTATTTTGAGGCAAAGCCAAAATCTATTTTAGAAATAAAAGATTTTGATGCAGCCGTTGTTCCCGAAGGAATGGAAAATGCGGTAGATCTTTTGGTAAAAGCGGGAATACCTAGAGAAAAAATAAAAACATATGTAAACGATATGAAGGGTAAAACCCGTAAAGATATGATACAAAAGTTTAAAGAATTAATGTTCGCAGCACCATTTGCGGGGCTACTTGGCGCAAATATGATGCTTCCAAATCAAGAGGATCTTTAAAAATGGAAAACGAAATAAACGAATTGGCGAATAGCTTAGAAGCAGAAATAGATCCTAACGTAATGAGCGAGGAGGAGCTTCAAGGCATTGTCGGTAAAGAAATCGAAGACGCGATTGATTATGCCGATAATACTGTTTCACCTATTAGAGCCTCAGCAACCGAGTATTATCGGGGCGATCCATTTGGCAACGAAGAAGACGGGCGAAGCCAAGTCGTCAGCATGGACGTTCGAGATACTGTTCAAGCGATTATGCCGTCTTTGATGCGTATTTTTAATTCTACTGAGAATACGGTTGAATATGCTCCACACGGGCCGGAAGACGTAGCCAATGCAAAGCAAGCTACCGAGTTTGCCAACTTTATTATAAACAGAGACAACAACGGGTTCCTTGAGATGCACGCCGCTTTCAAAGACGCGCTAATTCGCAAAGTCGGCGTGCTTAAATGCTATTGGGATGACCAGACGCGTTACGAGACAATAGATTTTACTGGGCTAGACGATAACGCTCTGTCGGCGCTTATGGCAGATCCAGACGCTGAAGTAGATATTGTAGCTTCGGAGGCTATGGGCGAACCTGAGATGGACCCTATGACCGGCGAGATTATGGAGCCACCAATGATGCACGCGGTTCGCGTTACCTACACGCACCCAGACGGACGCGTAAAATTAGAAGCTGTACCTCCGGAAGAATTTATAATTTCACGCGAAGCTAAATCCATCGAAACGGCTGACTATTGTGCTCACCGGCGTATTCTTACTGTGTCTGAGCTTGTGGCTATGGGATACGATTTTGACGTTGTTTCAAAGATGTCCTCAGCCCATGAGGATATGCTAACCAACGTCGAAAGACACACGCGTAACCCGCATCTCCAAAATGAAATGAACGAGCGCGACGATCCCGCTATGAAAAAAGTTATGTATATAGAAAATTACATAATGGTAGATTATGACGGAGATGGGATAGCTGAGCTTAGAAAAATATGCACCGGAGGCGACGGCAACGAGATCCTAATGAACGAGCCTTGCCACATGGCGCCATTTGCATCGTTCTGTCCAGATCCAGAGGCTCACGATTTTTACGGCATGAGCGTCGCTGACACGGTTGCCGACATACAGCGTATTAAGTCGAGCATTATGAGAAACACGCTTGATAGTTTGGCTATGTCTATTCATCCAAGAATAGCCATTACGGAAGGAATGGTAAATTTAGACGATGCTATGTCAACTGAAGTGGGGTCTGTAATTCGTCAGAGAGGTAATAACTCGATTCAACAGCTTGTTCTACCTTTCGTCGGTAAAGAAGCTTTTCCAGTATTGCAGTATATGGATCAGCTAAAAGAAGCTCGTACAGGTATTTCAAAAGCCTCTGCGGGGCTTGATGCTCAGGCGTTGCAGTCTACAACTGCGTCAGCCGTTGCTGCTACTGTGAGCGCCGCTCAGCAACATATAGAACTTATTGCACGCATATTTGCTGAGACAGGCATGAAGCGTCTATATAAAATCGTTTTACATCTGATTACCACGCACCAAGATCGGCCTCGTATGGTCAGGCTCACAAATGATTTTGTCGAAATAGATCCCCGCGTATGGAACGCGAACATGGATGTATCTATAAAAGTCGCTCTTGGGCGCGGTACGGACACAGAGCGCATGATTATGCTCAAGCAAATTGGTGAGATGCAGAAAGACGCCATGCAAACTATGGGCGCTATTAATCCGCTTACAGATATGAGCAAGCTTGCAAATACTCTTAAATCGATGACAGAGCTTGCCGGATTTAAAGATACATCTCAGTTTTGGAGTGATCCGGCACAGTTTCAACCGCCGCCTAAAGAGGATAAGCCAGACATTAACGAACAGCTTATCGCGGTTCAGATCCAACAGATACAGGCAGATATTCAGAAAAAAGCCGCAGAGCTTGAGCTAGAGCGCGAAAAGATGATAATGGATGACGACCGTAAGCGCGATGAGCTTGATGCTGATTTATTTGTGAAGGCTGAGGAAATGAAGGCTAAGTACGGAACGCAGCTAAACGTAGAGCAAATCAGAGCAGATCTGGCCATAAATAGAGAAGTTCTAAAAGGTCAGGTTGACGTGATAAATGAGGGATAGATGGCCAAATCAAGACAGGAAATTATTGACGATGGAAATCAGGCAGAGAGGTTACTAAAAGATACAGACTTAACAAGGTTTTTAGATGAAATGAGAGCGAATTGTTGGGTTGAGTTCGAAGCAACTGAACTTAATGATAAGGAAGGGCGCGAAGCTGTTTATCTTAAACTTAAAGGTGTCGAATATGTTCGACAAAGTTTAAAAATAATGGTTGATAATGCGTCTATTGAAAAAAAAGTAAAATAGATACATAATAGGAGTTAACGATGTCTGACACCAACACCCCGCAAGGGATTGATGTAAACACTGCACAAAATGCCATAATGGACATGATTGCACCCAAAGAGGATACTGCAAATGTGCCAGAGGCGCTTGAGGCTGAAGCTGAAGAGGTAATCGAAGCAGAGGCCGAAATGCCAGAAGAGGAAGAAGCGGAAACAGAAGGCGAACTCGAAGCTACGGAAGAAGCTGAAGAGCTTGAAGAAGAATCTTTTGACATACTTTCGCAGACTGTGGAAGTAGAAGGCGAAGAGATTACAGTCGAAGAGCTAAAACGCGGAAATCTAAGGCAGAGAGATTATACTCGCAAGACTCAAGAACTGGCCGAGATAAGGAAAGACTTCGAGGCGCAATTTGATTCTGTTACGCGAGAGCGGCAACAATATGCTCAACTTCTACCCGCTTTACAGGAGAGGATTGAGTCACAAGTGGTTGAAGAGCCTGATTGGGATACCCTGTATGATGCAGATCCTAACATGGCCAGAAAAGCCGAGCGGCAATTCCGAAAGCAAAAGGAAGAGCGCGAAAATTCATTACAGGCAATCCGTCAGGAGAAAGAGCGTGTACAGGCTTTAGAAGTAGAAAACGTAGAGCGAATGAAAGCTGAGTTTACTGCTAGGCAACGCGAAATGCTCCCAGAGATTATTCCAGAGTGGCGAGACACGAAAGTCGCCCAGAAGGAAGCAACGGATCTGAGAAGCTTTTTATTAAAAGAAGGTTTTCTCGAAGCTGATATTAATGAGTTGAGACACGCCGGTTTGGTTAAACTAGCTCGTATGGCTATGTTATTCGATAAAGGTCAGTCTAAGGCTGTAAAAGCGAAAGCGAAGCCAAAGGCAAAAGCCAAGACCATGAAGACAGGCACACGAGGAACACAACCGCGACCCAAAGCTGCAAACGAACAAGCGTTACAACGCGCACGACAAACTGGCCGCGTGCAAGATGCTGCGGCTGCAATCAACACTTTATTAGGAGGCTAATATGGCCATTGTAGCAAATACATTTACAAGCTTCGACGCGAAGGGTATTCGTGAAGACTTGAGCAACGTGATCAATTCGATCTCACCTGAAACTGTCCCATTTCAAAGTAACGTTGGATCAAAAAACGTATCCAATACTTACTTCGAGTGGCAAACTGACAGCTTAGCTGCGGTAGACAAAACAGCTAGAATTGATGGGGACGACGTATCTTCATTCGACTCTACTGCGGCGACTACCAGAGTTGGTAACTATACGCAGATTCTACGCAGAACTGTGATCGTTGCTGACAACCTTGAGTCTCAAGATCTTGCCGGAAGAAATTCTGAAATGGCCATGCAAATGGCAAAACGAGGCAAGGAACTTAAAAGAGACTTAGAGGCGGTTCTAACGGACAATAACGCTCAGGTTGCGGGAAACACAAGTACGGCTCGTGAGACTGCGGGTTTAGGTGCATGGATTGCAACTAACGACGTTATCGGTGGCGGTAGCGCTGCAAGTCCAACAGGTGACGGGACAGATGCTCGTACCGACGGAACCCAAGCCGCGTTTACAGAAACCAAATTGAAATCAGCAATGCAGCTTGCGTTTACAAACGGCGGCACAC